TATCTCAAATAATTGAAGCGGATACTTCAACAAGAAGACAAAGAAGAAATAGATTTCCGAAAAATCCGGATACCTTTAACTTTGATTTCTTATTTATAACAGGCAATACTACTTTGGTGGATAGAATTGATTTTAGAGCTAATATGACATTCGTAAATTCAGATAATGTGGATACTTTTGATGTGTATATAAACGATAATTATTTTGGTAGTGATACTCAAACAATACAAATTACAACCAACGACATTTTAAGAATTGAAATAACTAAAATTAATAATAGTCAAGAAGCTTTAATTGTCTTTGAAAATAAATTGGTTTAATCTTCACCATAGATATCTTTCTTCTCTTTACAGTTTTCCATTATCAAATTTTCCAAAAATTTATAAATTTTAATACCTCTCTTATCACAATACTTTTTTAGTGTGTTGTGAGACTCAGGAGATATTTTAATATTTTTAATTTCTTTCTTGGTTTTCATAGTGAGAAAAAAGGTAGAATTTTTTCCTACCTATTATAAATACTTATTAAAAAGTAAAGTTTTTTCGTAAAATATAGAATATTTATCTATAAAATAAATCTGTATAGAATTAATAAATAATGGCAACAGCACAAGCAAACCAAAAAGTATTCGTATCTCCGGGTGTATATACATCTGAAACAGACTTATCTTTCGTAGCCCAAAGTGTGGGCGTTACTACGTTAGGATTAGTGGGAGAAACAATTAAAGGACCGGCCTTTGAACCGATTTTTATAACTAATTATGATGAGTTCCAAGCGTATTTCGGTGGAACAGAACCCGTTAAATTCGTAAATACTCAAATACCAAAATATGAGGCCGCATATATTGCTAAATCATATTTACAACAATCAAATCAATTATTTGTGACAAGAATTCTTGGTTTATCCGGATATGATGCAGGACCTTCTTGGTCTATTAGTGTTACTGCAAATGTTGACCCAACTACAATTGGTAATCCTTCAGTTGGAACACCATTTTCCGCAACATTTACTGGTAATTCAACATCAGGTGTTGTTACATTTGGTTCGGGTTTACCATCTCAAGTTTTAGCAAATTTAAACGTTCAATATAGACAACAAGACGGGAGTACATCAACATTACAAGATGATTTTAATAATTATTTAGGTAACATAATGAATTCTCCTATATTGTCTGCGAATACTGCAGTAATTTACGGAGCTATACCCGAAACAGATTATAGTATATTAACTTCTCAATATAGTTCAATTCAAAATCCATATGGTTGTGTTAATGATTTCATAGATAATGATTTAACATCAGACTCTAACGATGTTTGGTTTTATGCGAATTTTGAATTTGAAAATTTCAGTTCTTCGACAGGAAATTATACAGGTTATTCTTTTGATTATTCTGTATCAACATTATCACTTGTTTCACCAAACACATTTACCGGAACCGTAACAGGTAATACTTATTTATTTACAGGGACTGCGTATAGTGAATACAATAATATGGTGGTTGCAACTATTCGGTCAAGAGGTATATCGTTATATCAGAATAGTTCAACTAGTATCAATCACGGACCTGTTTATCAAGTAGGTATTGATTACAATAATAATTCTACTTGGGTACCAAACAATTTACAATTAATTTGTACCGGACAATATTCGGATATCGCGAAATCACCTTATGCAACATTTTTATTATCAGGTGTAACAAAAGATAATGAAGTATTCTCATTTGAGACTTCAATGTTAGCGTCTTCATCAAAATATTTAACAAAAGTTTTAGGTGTTGATAATTTTGGTAAATCAAGATTTGATGTCCCTATTTATGTTGAAGAAGATTATTTAAACTCTTTAAATTATGGTTATAACCAAGGATATGTGAGAGGATTGAATTGTAACTTAATCGCATTACCGAGTGCTAGAAGTCAAGAATCATCATCAATCGCATACAATTTAGAAAGATATCAGTCACCGGAAACACCTTATTTGGTTTCAGAATTGAGAGGTAATAAAGTTTATAAATTATTTAAGTTCATATCAATTTCTGATGGAGATTCTGCAAATACTGAAGTTAAAGTTTCAATTGCAAATTTATCATTCAATAATATGTCGTTTGATGTATTTGTTAGAAACTTTTTTGATACTGATGCAAATCCTATTGTAATTGAAAAATTCACAAATTGTAACATGGACCCGGCGTCAAATAATTTCATCGCGAAAAAAATAGGTTCTTCTAATGGAGAATTTGCGTTGATTTCTAAATACGTAATGGTTGAAATGGCTGATGAGGCACCGATAGACGCATTACCTTGTGGATTTTACGGATATACTCAAAGAGAGTATTTAAGTTATGATGAATACCCATCACCTTATCCTAAATTTAAAACAAAATATTATTTCCCTGGTGAAGTAATTGCAAATCCACCATTTGGAGCAAGTGCTGGAGGAGGACCTATAGAATCGGCAGGAGATATCGTAAGACGAAGTTATTTAGGTTTTTCAACACAATATGGTATTGATGAATCATTCTTAACTTATAAAGGAAAACAAACTCCTTCAGGATGGGTTACTAATCCTGCAATTGAGGGAAGACCTTGGAATGTGGTAAGTAAAGGATTCCATATGGATTCAGGTGCAACTGTTGTAACAATCGGAATTAGTTCTAAATCAAGCGGAGAAACCGCATTTGAATGTGGTGTTGCAGAATTTAGAAATGACCCACAAACACAAGAAAACCCATATTATTTTATTTATTCAAGAAAATATACTGTATGTTTTGCGGGAGGTTTTGACGGATGGGATATATATAGAGAATGGAGAACTAATGAAGATAGATTCCAATTAGGGGCTTCAGGATACTTGGCAGGAGCGTCATCATCATCAAGATATCCAAATGCAACAGGAGACGGTTTGTTTAAAAGAATTACAGTTCAAGACAACAATCAAGATTTTGCAAATACTGATTATTACGCTTATTTACTTGGTATTTTAACATTTTCAAATCCTGAATCAACAAATATTAATATTTTTGCAACATCAAGTATTGACTATGTAAATAACTCAAATCTTGTGGAAGAGGCTATTGATATGGTTCAATTCTCAAGAGCGGATTCAGTATATATTGCAACAACACCTGATTATCCGATGTATAATCCGGATTCAACAAACCCTCAACTTATAATATATCCTCAAGAAGCTGTTGATAATTTAGATAACACAGGAATTGACTCTAATTACACTGCGACTTACTACCCTTGGATATTAACTCGTGATACTGTAAATAACACTCAAATTTATTTACCACCAACAGGTGAAGTTTGTAGAAACTTAGCATTAACAGATAATATATCATTCCCTTGGTTCGCATCAGCGGGTTACACAAGAGGTCTTGTTAATTCAATTAAAGCGAGAGTTAAACTTACACAAACAGATAGAGATACATTGTATCAAGGTAGAATTAACCCTATCGCAACTTTCTCTGATGTTGGAACCGTAATTTGGGGTAATAAAACTTTACAAGTTGCTGATACGGCTCTTAACAGATTAAATGTAAGAAGATTGTTACTTCAAGCTCGTAAATTAATTTCAGCGGTAGCGGTAAGATTATTATTTGAACAAAATGACCAAATCGTTAGACAACAATTTTTAGATAGTGTTAATCCAATTCTAGATTCAATTAGAAGAGATAGAGGTCTTTATGATTTCCGTGTAACGGTTTCATCATCACCTGAAGACTTGGATAGAAATACATTAACAGGAAAAATTTACCTAAAACCTACGAAAGCATTAGAATTTATTGATATTGAATTCTTTATCACACCAACAGGTGCTTCGTTTGAAAACATTTAAAAATAAACTTATTGGGGGGTACTATTGTATCCCCTTTATTTGCCAAATATGAAAAGACAACTTAAAGAAGGATTTAAACCAGAAGGAACACCAGATATGAAATATTATGCCTTTGATTGGGATGATAATATCGTTCATATGCCAACTAAAATTATGTTACAAACAGAAGACGGTGGTGAAATTGGTATGAGCACAGATGATTTTGCTGAATATAGACACGATGTAGGTAAAACTCCTTTCAAATATAAAGGAGAAACAATTGTTGGTTTCACTGAAAGTCCATTTAGATTTTTTAAAACCGATGGGGACAAAGATTTTATTGTTGATTCTATGAAAGCGAGAAAAGGACCAGCTTTTGACGACTTTAAAGAAGCAATCAATAACGGTTCAATTTTTTCAATTATCACAGCAAGAGGTCATCATCCGAAAACATTAAAAAAAGCGATTTATAATTATATTATAAGTGGTTTTGGTGGTATTGATAAAGATGAATTAGTTAAGAATTTAAAAAAATATAGAACATTCGTCGATGAAGATGACATGAGTGACGATGAATTAATTAAATCTTATTTGGAATTAAATAGATATCATCCTGTAACTTTTGGTGAAGGTAGTGCTGCTAATCCTGAAGAGTTAAAAGTAAAGGCAATGGAAAATTTTGTATCATATATTAAAAGAATGTCAGGTATTTTAAATAAAAGAGCATTTATTAAAAACGAGATTTCAAATAATTTCATACCAGAAGAACCAGTAATAGGATTTTCAGATGATGATATTAAAAATGTAGAAGTAATGAGTAAACATTTTAAAGATAAACCAGATAACATAGTTAAGACTTATTCTACTGCTGGAGGTATTAAAAAGTTATATAACTAGAGAATAATTTCTTAAAAAAAAAAGTAAATAGAAAAAATTTTAATCAAGAGTATATTTATTAGATATAAACACAAAAAAACAAAATTGAAATAACATGGCTGATTTATTAATGAAAATGCCGATTCCTTATGAGCCAAAAAGAAAGAATCGATTTATACTAAGGTTCCCATCAAGTTTAGGGATTAACGAATGGTTTGTTGAGACTGCGGCTAGACCAAGTATAAAAATTGGTTCAACTGAAATCCAATTTTTAAATACATCAACATTTGTCGCTGGTAGATTTAATTGGGACCCAATTACGGTTAAATTCCGCGACCCAATTGGACCATCTGCGGCTCAAGCACTTATGGAATGGGTTCGTTTACATGCTGAATCAGTTACAGGTCGTATGGGTTATGCTGCGGGATATAAGAAAGATATTGATTTAGAAATGTTAGACCCGACAGGTGTTGTTGTTGAGAAATGGATTCTTTATGGAACATTTTTAACTGATGTTAATTTTGGTTCTTTAGGATATAGTGAGGATGCTTTAGCTGATATTCAAGCAACATTAAGAATGGATAGATGTGTGTTAGTTTACTAGAATATTTATATCATTTACATTTATTTTTATTTAATTTATATTTAACCGTAAAGCAATAAACTTTACGGTTAATTTTTTTATATATGAATGAACAATCAATACAATACGGACAACAAAATTTTACACTACCACATGATGTGGTGGTCTTACCATCAAAAGGAATCTTTTATAAAAATAAGAAAAAGTCATTAAAAGTAGGGTATTTAACCGCTTCTGATGAAAACATTCTAATGGGAGGTTCGGAAGACTTAACAATTAATTTATTACGTTCAAAAATTTATGAACCAGATTTTAGAGTTGAAGAATTAATTGAAGGTGATGTTGAATCAATATTAATTTTTTTAAGAAACACGGCGTTTGGTCCTGAAATGGAATTAAATCTTACAGACCCAAAAACTAAAAAACCATTTAAGACTACAGTGTTATTAAATGAGTTACCAATTATAGAAGGACAACAACCTAATGATGATGGAACGTTTACATTAATGTTACCAAAATCTCAAACATCTGTTAAATTAAAACCTCTTAATTATGGTGAAATAATGGAAATTAGTCGGCTTAGTGAAACATACCCTCAAGGTAGAATTGTTCCAAAAATTACATGGAGACTTCAAAAAGAAATTGTTGAACTTAATGGGTCAACAGATATTTCAATGATTTCTAAATTTGTTGAATCAATGCCAATCGCTGATTCAAAATACATTAGAAATTTTATGAATGAGAACGAACCTAGATTAGATATGACTAAAACAATTATGGCCCCGTCCGGAGAAAAGCTGACAGTGAATGTTGGGTTTGGGGTGGACTTTTTTCGTCCTTTCTTCTGATTATAGAAAAAATCAAATAGACGAATTTTATTATTTAAATAATTTGATGAAAGTTACTTACCAAGATTTTCTTCAAATGCCGGTATTTGTTAGAAGATACTTATTAGATAAATGGATTGAAGAGAATCGTAAAGAGTAAAAAAACATTATTAATCTATTTATAGTTATAAAATTTTATTAAAATATGGCGGCAGAGAATGAAGGTGTTGACAAAATTGGTCAAGTAATAAAAGATATAACATCCCCAATTCAAACACTTGGGGATGCGGTAGATTTAATGGTTGCGGGTTCCAATACTCTAAACAAAAATTTTGCGTTAGGTAGAAGTAGAATTCAAGAGATGAATCTCGCTTTTACAAATACCGCTTCTGAAGTATTAAAACTTGGTGGTTCATTAGATGATGTTGTTAGTACCATAAGTGACATTGCTCTTGCGTCTAACAGAAATGTGATTGAAAACAAAGAAGTTGTTGGACAATTATATGCCGCATCAAAAATATTAGGGATTGAAGCAAAGGAATTAACCAATCAATTTAAAGATGTTGGTTATGAAACATCTCAAATAGGTCCTATTTTAGAAGAATCTATAACATATATTCAAAGTGTTGGTTTAAATGCTCAACAAGTAATGACAAATGTGTCCAACAATATGGACAAAATGAATAGGTTTCAGTTTGAGGGAGGGGTTTTAGGTTTGAGTAAAATGGCGGCACAAGCGTCTATGTTAAGATTTGATATGTCTAGAACATTTGATTTTGCGGACAAAATGTTAACACCTGAAAATGCTATTAATATGGCGGCAACTTTCCAAAGGTTAGGTGTTTTAACGGGTAATTTGGTAGACCCATTTGCGTTAATGAACGAATCTTTAACCAACCCTGCGGGTTTACAAGAAAGTTTAGCTAAATTAGGGGAACAATATACATATTTTGATGAACAAACTAAATCGTTCCAAATAAATCGACAAGGAGTTTTAGTGTTGAGAGAAATGGAGGAAGCCGCAGGTTTAGCGTCAGGTTCTCTAAGTAAATCGGCGATTGCCGCCGCAGACTTAGATAGAAGACTATCTGAAGTAAGTATGGCCGGTTTAACTTTTAAAGATGAAGAAGACAAACAATATTTGGCGAATATTGCCAATATGGGTAAGGGTGGTAAATATGAGGTTACATTAAACGATGGTACTAAAAAAGACCTACAAAGTTTAAATCAAAAAGAGTTTGATGAGTTGATTGAACAACAGAAAAACGCTCCAAAAACTCTTGAAGATATTCAAAAAAGTCAATTAACTGCGTTAAATAGTATCGCTTCTGATATGAGTGCTATGTTAGCATCAGGAAAATTTGGTGCAGTATCGATACCTGAAATTAGAACAAATATTGAAGGATTACGAAATATTGTTCAAAAATTTACGTCAATTTCTGAACAAAAAGTTAAAACTGAAGATGTTAGAGAGGATGTAACAAGTGCTATTAAGAGTTTAACTAATTTGGTTAGTGATGTTTCAACCGGACAAGCTAGTGTTGCTAGTATAGCAAGTAAATTTACTAATATTGAACAGACATTATTAACAAAGGCTGAGATTTTAGGTGAGGATAGTGTTAAAGTTGTTAAAGATATATTAAAAGAAACGGCAACACAATTAAGAGGTAGTAGTGATGTAGAGAAATTTTTTAGAAAAGAACTCACAGGTTCAGAATTCGCATCTATCGCTAAAAATATACCCAAACCCCAACCCGCAACTAATAAAGTTCGTCCAATATCTACATCGGCAATTATGGGAACAGGAACATCATATAAGATGTCCAATCAAATCCCTATAGAAACTAAACAACTTAATGCTAGAATTGATTTTGGTACACTGGTGGTTGAGGTTAGAGGTGTTCAAGGTATGACTGAACAACAAATTAAAACTATATTTGAAGGTCCGGAATTTTCAAGATTTATGAAAGAAAAAAGTATTAAGTTAGATAAAGAACTTGAAAGAACAAAATAATCTTTTATTAAAAAAAAAATGACATTAACCTATTTATAAATAAAGAAACATAGATGGGAAGTCCATTAGATTTTATTAGTACGGAAGGATTTAGAAAAAAACTAGTTTCAAGAAACTTAGTGCCTTATGTTAAATCTCCGACTAAAGTAACTCCTCCAACCAATTATGAGATAATTCAATCGGATTTGGTTCCTGTTGATAGCGACGATTCTCTAATTGATACACCATTTTTTGCCGATAAGTTATACCCTCTCAATAAGTGGGGTAATGATGGGGGGTACCAACAATTACCGGATTTACCTGTTAATGTTATTGCACCGAATAAAGGTGAATATGGTCCCGGACAACAAGACGCAAAACTTTTAGATGACGCACAAATTGCCGCTAAAGTTGGATTTCCGGGGATTGCACCCGCATGGCAACCATTAAATGCGTATGGAAATAACGGTTTAAATTTAATTGATGCCGGAGAAGCTATTGTTCAACCGGACTCAATTAGTAATGGATTAACAGGTGGAGTTCCAAATTTATATAATAATCAGGCATATCCAACAACATTTAATTCATCGTCATATAGTCCATTATCAATATTATTGTCACCAAATCCACAGGGTAGTAATGGTCGTTTAAGTGATGACTCATTTATTGCCAGATTAGGTGCTCGAACCCTTAGGAGAGAATTTCAAGAAAGAATAGGTAGAGCGATTGCTCGAGAAACGATTGGTAGAGCGAATTTTTTGAATATTAATAGTAGTACCAATGTTGTTAATATTTTAACAGGTCGAGTTCCTTTGATTGAACCAAACTATCAAATTACTGTCCCGTCTAACCCTATAACTGCTGCGGCGGATTTCGCCCTTAAATTGGCGGGGAGTGAACTTCCTTTTTCGTTAATACCCGGTTCTTATTTTGACCCAAATATTAATCCTCCAAGACCGTCAACAATTGCCCAATCCTTACTCGCTAACCCAATTGCGGCGGCAGGTAATTTTGTATCAAATTTATTGGGGGCGGGAAAAACAGGGTCTCAAATTTTTTATAATAATACCGGAGGAGGACAAAAGTCTATCTTATGGAAAAATATCAATTTTAATCGATATAAACCAAACTACGATAGAACATTATTAGATAGATTGGGAGGAGCGATTGTCGGAACCCAAACAAATAATGCCAATTTTTATGTTGGTTCAACAACATCAGAACCTTCAAGAGTATTCTCGCCAAGTAGAGAATTACCTGTAGATTCTTTTGGAAATGAACAACAATCGCCTGTTTATGGTCCTCAAGAACTTGCTCAACTATATGAAGGGCCGAGTAAAGAAATTAGATTAGGTGCAAACGGACCAACATACAGTAATGGTGGAGGTATTGAAGGTGGATTTACATGGACTTCTACTAAATATAGGGGTAATGCTGGTAAAAAAGTTGGTGTTGGAGGTGTTGTAACTAATCAGGATGAGGATTTTAAACCTTCATCTTATAATACAACGGAATCAACTGAAAGAACTTTTAAACAAGGTTCTATACTTGATGAAACTCAAAGGATAATTGATAGTCAACCACAAGGTGGAAAAAGATTACAACATGTTGGAAATGCTATTGACCAAGTATCTAAAGTTTTTAATGATGGGTATAAAGAATTAACTAAAGGTTCGAGAGTATTAACTTACGTTGGTTCAATAGGTCAAGAAGTTGGAACTGAATATTGTCGAGTTTTTGCGAAAGACACACCATACTTACAATACAATGATTTACAGAAGACAGATGGAATTGTTACCGAAGGTAGAAGATTTTCATATTCAGTTTTAGATAAAACATATAATTTAAATATTGCACCAAACAAACAAGAAGGTGGACAAGATTCCACAAATATTATTGGAACTAATAATAATGCGTATGCTAAAAAATATATGTTCTCAATTGAAAACTTAGCTTGGGCGACTTCAAGTACTCCGGGTTTTACTGTGTCAGATTTACCGGTATGTGAAAGAGGTCCAAACGGAGGAAGAGTTATGTGGTTTCCACCTTATGGTTTAACTTTTGATGAAAATGTTAGGGCAAGTTGGACTTCGAATGAATTTCTTGGTAGACCTGAACCAATTTTTACCTATAAAAACACAACTAGAAGTGGTAGTTTAACTTGGAAGATAGTTGTTGACCATCCATCGGTACTAAATGTTATTGTAAATAAAGTTCTTGGTGATGAAACAAATAAAACTAGAATTGATTCCATATTAGAATCGTTTTTTGCTGGTTGTAGGAAGTATGATTTATATGAGTTGGCAAAAAAATACTACACAGTATCTCCATATGACTTATTTAATTATCAAGAAGCAATAACTTCAAAACAAGAAAGTAGGGAACAACTCAGATATATTCTCAATGATATAACTAATGATAACCAAGTATCTGAGGTTAATGGTAGTGGAAGTGCCCCTCAAAATAATTTTGGACAATTTGTAAATAAAGCATTTTATTATAATAATAATCAACCTGAACCAAATTCACCTAATCAAAGTTTTAGTAATTTATATAATTCATATGTGTCACAACCAACAATAGATAATTATAAAAAACAATCTAAA